TAACACCACCACCAGCTGATTTTAACAAATCACTTGCTGTGTCAAGAGTTTTACCATAGGCAGATCCAAGTTCAGATTGATCATTAGATTTACTATCGACCATAGATTTACCATCTTTGCTTTTAGTACCATCTCCTCCATTACCACCACAATTGGTGCAGCATCCGCCATTTGTAGGACACGAAGGACAAGAAGGACAAACGGGAGGAACAACTTGAGTTTTTAACATATAATCTTCAGAAAAGTGAACAGGAAGGTTACCAGAGGAGTTCCAATACCAATACCATTTGTAGTAATCAGACATATTGCCATTGAAATTGGGTTCATCTAATGTAGTTTCATCTTCTGATTCAGATTCAGAATCAGAGTCAGTTTCTTCTTCTTCCTCAACAGGTACGGGATCTGCAGCAGGTGCTGTATCTTCAGCAGGTGAGCTACCAAAATCGGAATTAATATTAGTACCATTGAATCTAATAATGTGTGTATTTTTGTATCCATTGTCAGAAAGTTTTTTCAATACAGCAATAGTAGTTTTACCTTGTGCAATAATATATAAAATAATATTTCCTCCTAAAACATCTGCAACAGCAAAACTACTTCCAAATTGTTGAGTTAAACTAAATGTTCCAGATGTAGGAGTATATTCACTAGGATTACCAGAAGCATCCAATTCTAATTCAACAACACTTTTTCTAGCATCAGTAGTATTTGTATATCTGCTATAAACAGACCATTTATGTGGAATAGCAGTACCATTATTATTTTCAGCAAGTTTACCAATTTCTTTATTAACAATTAAATCACCATTTAACATATTGTAATAGACATATTGATGAATTCTGTAAGTAGTAATAGGGAGAGTCAATTGATTAATAGTAGAAGAATTGCTAAATTTTTGACTATTGAAAAGAGTAGGAATATTAGATTTATGTTCAACATCATTTAATGCAGGACTAGCTAATGCAGCATTTTGCTGATTTTTAAAATCTTTAATTGAATGATTACCTTCATAATTTCCAGGAATAAATACCATTTTATGGGATTCATTGACATTAGTATTTTCATCAATACCAGCAATAGTATGAACAAAAGTGAGCCCGCCATATGGAATATAAAAGACTTGTTGTTCTACATTACCACTAATAGAAGAATTAACACTAAAAGATTTATATGAATCGATTTTATTACCAGATTCATCAAGTGGATCAACCATTTGAGTTTTTATAGCTCCATTAGAGTTAGTACCATCATAGAATTTATCGCCATTGCTATCAAGATTAAAAGCTTGTATAGTAGTAGAAGCAACATTGAAATCTCTATCATGAATAATAAATTCTTTAATATTTTCAATGGATCCTGTTGATGAATCAGAAGGACGCTGAGCATCATCATTAGGAGCTAATTGTAAAAGGTTACCTTTATTAGGGAATACATAAAATAAATCAGTTAATTTGATAGCCTGAGGATCAATATAAGTAGTAGTGCTAGATCCATCACCGGTTTCAAATTTAACCATAGAACCAAAATCACTACTCATATTAATGAAAGATTCAGTTTTATTACATTGTAAAACCAAATAAAATAAATAAGTTACTATTATAATTAATGTAATTAACAACCAAAATGGGATTTTCATTATTATATATATTATAAGTAAATAAAAATAAATAAACATATTAAATAAACTATTTTCAATGTCTAAATTACTAGATTCAGTATACAATACAGACAATGATTATGAAGTGGGAGTGGATGAATGTGCAAGAGGACCAATGTTTGGAAGATTATATACCGCAGCAGCGATTTTACCTAAAGATAATTTTGATCATAGTAAAATGAAAGATAGTAAAAAAATAAAATCAAGAAAAATAATGAGAGAATTAGCGGATTATATAAAAACAAATGCAATCTCTTGGTCAATAGATTATATAGAAGCAAACGAGATAGATGAAATAAATATAAGACAAGCAGTTTTAAAATCAATGAAAGAATCAATAAAAAATGCACTAAATAAATTAAATTTAGAAACTAATCCAAAAATATTTTTAGTAATTGATGGAAATGATTTTTTATGTTATAAAGGAGAGAATGAAGTAGAAATACCTCATATATGCATAAAACAAGGAGATAATAAATATAGTTTTATAGCAGCAGCATCAATATTAGCTAAAGATAGTCATGATACTTATATAGAAGAATTATGTGAAGAAAACCCATTATTACAAGAGAGATATGGAATAAAAGATAATGTAGGTTATGGTACAAAAAAACATATGGATGGAATAAAAAACTACGGAATAACACAATGGCATAGAAAGAGTTATGGGTCTTGTAAAACAGCTAAATATAATCCAATTTAATTTATTTGTATAAAGTATAATATGGAAGATAATCAGGAAAATTATTATGATTTAAGAAATAATAATGATGATAATATTAATGTTTTAATAGACTATTTAACTGAGATTCATCCAGATTATATGAAAGGTGATACAAAACTAAGACATAACTATAATCCTGAACCTCAAGATAAGGAAGCTATAGAACGTTTTGCGATATATAATATTCACTTGGAAAATCTAAGTTTTGATAAAATAATGAATGAATTTCAAAGGCAAGATGAAAATAAACATTTAACTTTATCAAGAAAAAACAAAATACAAGATATTTTAACAGGATATTTAAGTAAAAAACAAAGGGAAGAACGTGATAAAAGAAAAGAAAAAAAACAACAATCACTAAAAAGAAGTCTAGGAGGTAAAAAGAAATCAAAAAGAAAAAATAGTAAAAAACGAAATACAAAAAAAAATAAAAAATAAATATATAGATATATATAAATGGCTTTAACAAGATTTTATGATGATGATGCAAGAGTAAAAAAACAATTAGAAGAGAGTTTAAATGTAGGATTATATCATTTAGACACACCTGGAAATGGATTAAAGATGCCATTTTTAGAGGATCCTCAAATAAGATTACAAGGTTGGGGAGCAAATATAAGAACAAACACAATAGAATTAAGTAATGATTTGTTGGGAATAAATAGAAAATTAAGAAGAGATAAATTAGAATATAATTCAAAAACTCCAATAACTCATGAATTAATGTATGGTAAAGAAAAGGCATATGTAAGTGAAACAAGAACGACTCATCCAGCATGGATGTTTAGAGAAAATAAGCCAGATCGTTGGTTTCATTCATTTCATAATGTTCAAGCAAATACTGAGATACCATTTGAGAACAATTCTTCAACAAGAATTTTAGAAAAAGATAATTTCGTTAGAGAATTGCCAGAAATAAATAAAAATGTACAAAAATAAAAAAAAAATAGAAATGTAAAAATGTAAATATATAATTGTATAGTATATATTATACAATTATGGCAGAATTAGGAATACCACTATTAGCTTTGGGTAGTTTATATGTTGCTTGTAAACAAAAAAAGAAAGAAAATTTTACAGGAAGTAAGCTACCAAATGTAGATACGAAAGATAAAAATTACTCTTTAGGTTTAAATGGAGCAGAAAATGAATTAACTTCTCAATTGTCCACAACTAATAAATATGATGGTCAAACAGCATATACAGATAAATATTTTAATCAGCAATTCAATGATGGTTTAAGAGAAAATTATTCATTTATGGATACAACAAAAATAGGAGATAATAAATTTACATCTCTAACAGGAGAAGAAGTATCAAAAGAATATTTCAAACATAATAATATGGTGCCATTTTTTGGTGGAAATGTAAAATCAAAAAATATAGAAGCAAATTCAAATGAGTCTATTTTAGATAGTATGAATGGTTCAGGATCAAATTATATAAGAAAATCAGAACAAGCACCATTATTTAAGCCAGGAGAGAATTATCAATATGCTCATGGTGCACCAAATAGTACAGATTTTATGAGATCCCGAGTGAATCCATCAAGTAGAATGGCAAATGTAAAACCATTTGAAGAACAAAAAGTAGGTCCAGGTATAAATTTAGGTTATACAAATGAGGGTGCCGGAGGATTCAATTCAGGAATGATGAATCGAGAATTATGGACAGCTAAAACAGTAGATGAATTAAGAGTATTAACCAATCAAAAGTCAAGTGGACATTTAATGTATGGTAGAGAAGGTCCAGCAGGAAGTAAAATAAATACTTTAGCAAGTCAAGGAAAACAAGAAAAACATAGACCTGAGAGAGATTTTGAAATGACAAGAGATCGTTTATTAACAACAACAGGAATCCAAAAAGGAGAAACACAAAGAGCAGAAACAATAGAGAGAAATATGAGCAGACCAAACACAACAACTGAATATACAGGTAATGCATCTTATGGAAATTCATCAGTTTATATTGATGGAGTACATAATGAACCACATAGAAATCAATTAGAATCTTATCCAATAGTTGGTGCTGGTGCATCAGGAAAAGGTATGGTATTAGAATCAGATTATGGAATAAAAAGTAAAACAGCTTATCCAAATAATAGAACAGAGAATAAAGATGGTGGATATTTTGGTGCAATGGCAGGATCTTTAGGAGCAGCAGTAGCGCCAATATTAGATGTATTAAAACCAAGTAGAAAAGAAAATGCAATTGGAAACTTAAGACCTTATGAGAATGCAAAGGCATCTGTATCAAAATCATATTATTATGATCCAAAAGATAAGCCTTGTACAACAAATAGAGAAATGACAGAGAAAGGAAAATTCCACTTAAATGTGAATATGAATCAAAGAGGTGCTTATGCAATTACAGAGAATCAAGTAGCTCATAATCAAAGAGAAAGTCAAAGTGATTATATGTATGTAGGTGGGTCATCTGCAGCACAAGGAACTCAAGATATGAGGTCTTATGAAGCAGAATATAATCAAAGAAATAATGATTTAAAATCATCAACTATTAAAGGGCATTTAGTTCAAGGAAATATGAATCTCTATACAGGAAATATTAATCAGAGAAATAATGTTAAAGAAAAGTACATAGAAAATAAGAGACCGGTAATGCCAGCAGGTGTAAGACAAATACCATCATCAGATCATATAGGAAGAAGTCATAGTACTAAATCAATAAAACCAAATGTAAATTTAGAGAGAAATACCCCAGATTTAGTAAGTGTATTACAACAAAATCCATATTCGATACCTTATAGGGCAAAATAAATGAAAAAATATATTTACAATAAAATATATGATAAAAAAACTATTAGATTATAAAAATAATGAAAGAGTTATTTTTATAAATAGATACAAAAAGTACAATACACTAATATTATCATCATCGTCATTTTTATTACCAAGTTATTATGCATATATAAACAAATATTATGGTTTAAGTGTAATATCATTATTAGTATCAATAATATCAACAGGACATTGGTATAGAACATCAAATTTTACTTTAAGAATGATGGATTTAACTATGGCAAAAGTAGGATTTGGAGCGTATTTTACAATATTAATTTTATATACAAAAGTGGATGTATTTGAGATATTTTTATTAAATATGATGTTTGTGTTTTATTTTTTATCAAACAATAGAATAACAAATAAAAAAGAGGATTGGGTGTATTATCATATGATATTTCATATGTTTGTAACAATAGATCAAATAATGACAATAAAAGGATTGTTAGAGAATTAATTATATTTATTAAAAATGACAGCAGGTATAAGTTGATTTGAAATAGAATCTAATTTCTTGAAACATTTATTAATGGTGACTTCACTAACTCCACAGATAGATTTAACTTCAAGTTTTGAAATATTAAGATTACAATTTTGAGAAATAAAATAAATAACACCCGCAGCAATAGAATGAGGAGCATTATCATTAATAATGTTTTGACTTTCAACTTTATTGCAAATAAATTTAGCCAGCATAGTAAGTTCTTTATTAATATTAAGTTTACTACAATATCTCTCAATAAATGCAATGGGTTTTGTAGTGAGTAGATCATTTTGTTTAGTTGAGTCAACATTTCTTTCAATATTATTTAAAATATTAACAGCCATAGAACAACCAGTAGTGGCACTGGTTTTATCAAGATGAAATATTTCAGCAATTTCGTGAGCAGTTCTAGGACATCCGTTAACTCTACAACTAATGTATATAGATGCAGACTTAATACCATCTCGATTAAGACCTCTAAACATTTTTTGTTCAGATATATCTTTGTGAATACTCATAGCATTATCAATGAAAATTTTAGGTATTCCAGCATTTTGAGCCATAGTAGTAATAAATTGAAATTCATTGTATAGAGATTTTTCTTTGTGTGGCATAGATTGCCATTCGGTCCATTTTCTAATTTTTTTCATTTCATAAGTAGAATTGCTATTACAAAGAACTTTGCATCCGAAAGAAGATTGTTGTAGCAATGGATTAATAGGATTTCCACATCTACTATTATCACCTGTGTTTCTATCATTGTTATTATAATTATTCCATTCAGGAGAATAATCTAAAGTATGAGTGTAAATAATACCACATTGTAAATTAGAACAAGTTGGGAATCCGTCTTCAGCAATTTTAAGTATGCTATCACACAAATCACAAATCCCATTTTCTTTAATAGATTTTTCTTTAGTATCATTTTTAATATCTTTATCAAAAGCATCCCATAATTTAGCTTTTTCTAAATTAGATATATTAGTCTTTCTTTTTTGTGTTTTTTTATTTTTTGAATCTAAATGACCTATATCCAATGTAATTTTAGGTACTTTTGCTAAACATATTTCACTCATAAGTTATATTATTTTACATATAATAAAATATATTTAAACGCATTCAATTTTATAGTTTTATATCAGGCATTATATATATAATGTCAGAAAACGAGCAAAAACCAGAAGGAATCTCTGAATCAATAATACAGCAGCAAGTGACAACTATAATAAATAGTGATGAAACACAAAAACTAATAAGACAAAAGGTTTGTAGTGAAGTAAAGAAAGGATTAGAAGAAAATAAATCAATAATAACAGAAAAAGTAGTAAAAATAATAGAAGATATAAAAATAGATGAAGCATTAAAAGGAAAAGTATTAGAACAATTAAATAGTTTAATAATAAATTTAAGTTATGCTCCAAAGGATGTAATAAATGCAGTAAAAGAAGCACAAGATAAAATAGATAAACCAATGGTAAGCAAATTATTTACAGATGAAAAACCAAAAGAAAATGAACTAGAAGAAAAACAACAAGTAAATCAAGTAAATGAAGTAAATCAAGTAAATGAAGTAAAACAAGTAAAACAAGAAAGTATTGATGGTGGAGGAAAAAGAAGATCAACAAAAAAGAAAAGATTTAGATAATATTTATGTAAGGATATATAAATGAGTGAAGAATATAAAAAAGAAGTAAAACAAATAGTAGAGAATAAAGTAGAAGATAGAGAATATACTTTATTTTATGAAAAAAGGATAAAAAATGCAACAGAAAAAAAAATGAATAAATTGTTAGATGATAAAGAATTAAAAGGGAAAATGAGTTTAATATTTGTATTACACGCTTATTATTATGAAGAATTAGAGAAAATAAAAAAAGAAAAAGAAAAGAATTCAAATTCTTTTTTAAATAGTGGATTATCATTACTAAGAAATTTCCAAATAAAAGATCCATTATTGAGTAAATTTTCTAATACAAAATAAAATATGGATATATAATAAATGAATGTTGATACAATAAATAAATTTATGTTGTCGTTATTTTTTATATATTTACTTTTAGCAAGTTCAAATTTGAATTTATTATTGGGATGTGCAACACAGAGATTTTTAAAAAATAATTTATTAGTAAAACACGCATTATTATTTTTCTCAATTTATATTTTAACATTTATATTGAATTGGTATACGCCAGAATCAATAGTAGTAAATGAAGAGGATACAAAGGAGGGACTAACTATGATATTTTCAAGTAAAAAATATAATTATTTATTGCAATCTCTATTTTATAGTTTTATAATTTATTCAGTATTTTTGTTTTCATCAAAGATGGAGTTATATTATTTTATAGTATTTATGTTTTTCTTAGTATTTATATTTGTAATGTTTTTGTTGTATAAAGTAAATTTATCAGAATTAGATATGGAAAAAGTAATGCCAAATTCGTTATTTATTTATAAGAGTACTATCATTCAAAATATCAAAGATGTAAATGAATCAATAGAAGTAAAAGACAAAGAGATGGATAATGTAGTGTACTTGTATAACATATTAACATTGTCGTATATGATAATACCAGTAATAATAGGAGTGGGAGTATATAAATATTATTTAAAACAGAAGAGGGAAAAAGGTGTAAATTTTAATTTTATAAAATTTCTTTTTGGAACAAATAAATGTGCAAATATATAATTTAAATACTAAATATAGAATATTTAAATTATATAATCAATGAACTTACATCATTCTTGGGAAACCAACAAGATTAGCACCAATACCGAAACCAGCACCACCTCTAGCACTTCCAGCAATGGAAGGAACGAAAACATCAAGAACAGAGAAAGTTGCAGCAGCCATTAAACCAATAATGACAATTTCTTCAACATTCAAAGCTTTCTTAGGGATAGCATAAGCAGCAATAGCGACCATAACACCTTCAATGATGTACTTGATGGCTCTCTTGATTAACTCACTTAAGTCAAAATTAGACATATATATATATATAATATAAAAAAAATTACTTAAATATTATAAGTTATAGAATAATAAATGTCTGGTTTTGAGAGAAAAAAACTAAAAAATGGGGAAGATAATCCTAAATATATAGATTTATGTGATGAGGATCAACCAATATCAGGGCAAAAGTTTGGATGTTTTTCATTTATATCACCAGAATCAATAATAAAACAAAAAGATAAATATTTGTTTGAGGAGTTTGTAAAACAATGGGATTTTACTAAATGTATTACAAAGACGGTGGAGTTTTTAAATTTTGTGAGTTATAAATATAAAATAAAAACTGAAGATTTGATGCAAGATTTTCAGGAATATGCTAAAGAAGAGAAAGATAAATTAAAGGAAACATTAATAGAGGAGGATTACAAGACATTTTTGGATGAACATGAAGAGAGATTGACACTAGAGTTTAATAAGAAGAACAATTTTCAAACATCAGTGCGAGGAATCAAGTCAAGAGGAAATTTTGCAACTCAAGAAGAAGCAGAGATGAGATGTAAAAAGTTGAGAGAGATAGATCCAAATCATGATATATTTGTAGGTCCAGTAGGAATGTGGATTCCTTGGGATCCAGATGCATATAAGACAGGTAGAATCGAGTTTATGGAGGATGAATTGAATCAGTTGCATCATGAGAAGTTAAAGAATGAGCAAAAGGCGAAGGAAGAATTTGACAAGAGAGTAAAAGATGCAAAGCGTAAAGCGATAGAAGAGAATATAAAGAAAGCAAGAGAGACAGGAAATGTATTAACACAAACATTAACAGAGGAGGGAGATTTGGTAGGAGTAAAAGAGAATGTAGATTTTGATGAGCGAGAGGCAGTAACAATAGAGGAGTCACAAAAGTACAATGAAGAGTTAAGAGAAAGAATAATAAAGGAAGAAAATGAAAAATTGGAAGAGTAAAAAAACATTGAATTTTTATAATATTGTATTAATTTATAGGATATTATATGGAATTGAACAACGTATTTGTATATTTAGTGTCAGAATTTTTCAAAGAGAATTTATTTAGTCTAATATCAATATTAGTATTAAGTGGATCGATAACATTATTATATACAAATGGAATAAGTAAATATACGGCAAATATATTTGATAAGGTAAATGATAATAAAATAAATGAGGTTTGGTCATTATTTATGGTATTAGGTATATTATATTTAGTATACCAAATAGCATATCATTTTTTTTATGGATTTCAGATAGATTTAATTCAAAAGATAAAGCCTTGGGGAAGATATAAATTGATGGAATTAGTAATGAATGCAAATAGTAATAGATTTAGCGAAGATAATTTTACAAAATTAAATTCTCCAATTCACAGAATAGCGGATTTAATTGCAGCAATTATTTCAGATATAATGGCATTTTTTGTTCCTAATTTATTAGCAATTTTATTAATATTTATTTACTTTTTATTTGTAGATTACAAATTGTCATCATTATTTTTAGCAGGAAATTTGTTGATTGTATTTGCATTCCTTTTTTTATTTAATCATTTAATAGCAAAAAATAAAGAATTTGAAAAAGAGACTCAAGTAACAGATGGATTAATAATAGATTTATTGAATAATATGGATAAGATAATTTATAGAGGAAAAATTGATGAAGAATCAGAAGAATTGAAGAATTTGAGTGAGAGAATACAGAATTATGGCGTGGAATATTATAATTTGACTAATTTAGTTTCTACTATAATGACATTTATGCTAATGATCTTGTTTCTTTTTTCGTTTGGGTATTTATTAAAATTGGTTCAAAATAAGAAAATAACAAATGTAAAATTTATGTCATCAATAACAATTTTGATGTTGTTTAGAGAGAATATAGCAAAAGTGTTTGAACAATTGCCAGATTTTGCAGGGTTTGTAGGAAGAATGGACGTAGCATTTAAATATTTTCAAAATGTGAGTGAGCAATTGGATGATATTAAAAACAAAAAGAATTTTAAATCTAAAAAATTAGAATTTGATAATATAGAATTCAAAAATGTAAGCTACAAATATTCAAATGGTGGTCAAGTATTTAAAAATAAAAATATCAAAATAAAAATCAATAAAAATGATGTAATAGGAATAACAGGTCCTTCAGGTAGTGGAAAAAGTACCTTGATTAAATTATTAATAAAAATGTATCCATTACAAGAAGGAGAAATATTTATAGATGGTGTTAACATTGATGATATAGAACCATTAGAATTAAGAAAACAAATAACATATGTAAATCAAACATCAAAATTATTTGATAAAAAAGTCATTGATAATATATTATATGGTTGTATGGATAAAGAGGTTTGTAATAAATATTTGGATAAAATAATGAAATATCCAAAAATAAGTGAATTATATAAAAATATTGATATTTATACAAAACAATCGGGACAATTAGGAGAAAATTTGTCTGGTGGACAAAGACAAATTATCAATATGATAGGAGGATTAATTAATAATTCTAAGATATTGGTATTAGATGAACCAACAAATGCATTGGATCCTCAATTAAAAAATGAAGTTATTGGAATAATCAAAGATTTTAGAGAATATAAAAAAGCAATATTCATAATAACACATGATAAAGATGTTTTTGAAATATTCAATCAACAAGTGAAATTATAATTTAAAAGATTTGTATTTTAAATTGAGATCTTTGTGATCTAATTTAAAAAGTTCTTCTTGAATAGTTTTAGACCAAGGCAATTGAGGTGGATCTGATGATAATGAGAAATTTCTCTGTAATTTTGATAGATTATTAAAACTATCATTCTCTTTATAATATTCTTCTAAAGTCGTTTCTTGTATTTTAATAATTATCTCTAAAATAATCATATAATTATTTGATTCTTTTATAATATTTTGTAAGAATTCTCTATTATAAACAGGTAAAGCGATATGAATATCTAGTGCTTGAATATCTTTTAAAAAATCTTTATTACATTTATCAATGAGAGATTGAGGTATTTGTTTAGCTCTAGAATCTTCCAGTTTTTTAATGTTTTTTTCTTTTATTTTATTGTTAATCTCTAAAAGTTCTTCTTTTGAAACACATTTTGTTTGAGATTTATCTTCAATAAATAATGGATTCAAATAAGTTTTATCTACTACACAACCATTCTCATCATAGTCAATATAGAGAGAATTGATATTATTAATGGATTCATTATCAAAAGGATATTGATTTTTATTTAATTGATTTAATAGAAAGTTTCTCACAATATTTTTTTTAGTTTCAATTTGTTTAAAAGCTTTGGTACTTTTAGATTTTTTAAGCCAATTTTTAAAATTAGAATTTTTCTCAGAGAAAATAGATAAAAAAAGAGAGATTAATAATTGCTTGGTCTCACTGGATGATTTTTTCTCAGACCATTTTCTCAAAATTTTTCTTTTTAATTTCTTCTTATCTACAAGTTGAAATTTAATTTTAAGATTTTCAAAAAGAATATTTTCAAAATTATCTTTGTCTTGTTGAGAGAAGTAAGGAATAAAAATATTAGAATTGCCTTGTTTTTTCATAGTTTTTCTAAGTGTTTTTTTCATTGAATCTCTCTTTTTTGTTGAAATATTTGACATGTTGTATATATTTAATCTATAAATAAATATATATATAAATGTGTTTTAGTTTAGAGGTATCATTAGGAACAGGAATAATATCATATTTAACAGGATATATAGTATTACAACGTGATTTATCTAGTTATGAAAAAAGTCTAGTATATTGGTTTTTGATATATTCAACAATGCAATTTGCTGATTCTCTATTGTGGTTGTCAGATATGAAAAAAAATAATTTGAATTATTACACAACTTCTATATTAATACCTTTTTTGTTGTTTTTACAAGTATATTATTGTGTATTTATTTTCAATAACATGAATCATTATTTACTTTATATTGGAATGATTTGTTTAACAATATATTTATTCGTACGTTTTAATGGATATTCAAGACCATTTTGTACAAATAATTTATCATCACCACTATGGGCAAATAAAGAATTATATTTAATAGAAGTAATAATATTTGCAGCATTAGTAACTTATCCAAACACACTATGTTTTATTACTTCAGTATTAGTAATATTATTTATAAAATATATATTTAAGGGCGCAATAGGTTCATTGTGGTGTCTTATATCTGTATATATGTGGTTGTATGCATATTTTGTTTTTGGTATAAAAGAACCAGTAAAATTGACAAGTATATTTACCAATTAGTTTTTAGAATAAATATAAATAAAATTTTATAATTATATTATGAATTTACCATTAGAATTAGTTGATAAAATATTACAATATGATGGACGAATGAAATATAGAAAAGGTGAATTTGTTAATGTTATACATCCAATAAATTTAGGATTTTACAGATTTATATTAAATCCTGTATTGAAAAAAAAGATTAATATGCATATTGATTTAGAATGGCTAACAAATTTACCCAATGGTATAGTAAATACAACAATTGGAACAGGTCATAATATGCGATTTATTGATAATAAATATGTTTGTACAAATAAATTTTATTTTGAATTAGAATTTGATAGTTTACCTGGTGTTGGACTATTTTATGATTATTTTTGGGGAACAAGTTTTTTTGAAATATGTTATTATGATTTAAGAGATATCAATAAATTGAAACAAATAAGAACAATTATACCCGATTAAAAGTATTACCAATTAGTTTTTTTAACATTAATATTTCCACCTTTGTTTTTCTTTTTATGACTATTTGGATCATACGCTTCATCTTCATCATCAGATCCAAGATTTTTACTAATTTCCCAAAATTCTTTAGAGCCAAGTTTGAAATTAGGATGAGGTTCAGCTTTATACCAAAAAATTTGATCAGTAAGTTTGTTTGACTTTGCATTATTATTAATAACTAAACATTCATAATTTTCAGTAGTATTGTCCATAACAGCACAAAAACTCTCTAATGTAGGAAACATACTAGCATAATTTTCCCAAATACGTTTTCTGTTTGTTAAATAAGGTTCTCTAAGAATAAAAACATAATCAATATTTGTACGCAGATTAGGAGGAATACCAAGAGGATATTGCATAGTAATAATCAACATAATTTTCCAATGACGTCCATTCATAAAAAGAAGTCTCATCATTTTATCACGGGTCCAAGATTGATCGTAAAGACAATCATCCATAATAACAAAGGCTCTAGGATCAATAGAAGTTTTTTTGTATGTTTCAATTTCTTTTTTGATTTGTTTTAGAACAGTTTTCTGTCTTCTTAAAATATTCTCAATGAGAACAGTATTGTATTCATCGTGAATAAAAAGTTTAGGTACGTGTTCTTTGTAAAAACCATTACCAGCTTCAGTACCAGATATAACAGTTCCAATAGGAATATCTTGATGATAATATAGAATATCTCTAACTAAATAAGATTTACCAGTGTCACGTCTTCCAATAAGAACAACAACGGGACCTTTATTTTCATCTGGCTTGAATGTAATATCTCTCATATTAAATTTTTTTAATTCTAGTGTCATATATAAGAAATAAATAAATAAAAAACAAAGTTTAAACGTTTATTTCAAATAATAATAATATTTTATTTGATTATAATCAATGAGTAGTGAAGACGAAAAATTTAAAATTAATTATTCTCCAATAATTACTATGGATTTAGAGAAGTTAAAATCTCAATATGTCAGTGAGGAGGATGATGAAGAAAATGAATACAATCCATTTAATGTATATTCATTTCAGAATTATATTCCAACATATAAAAATTTTTTTAATATGGAGGAATCGAATTATAATGATATATGTTTGAATCATAAAAAGAAGATTGTTGATTTACAAACTTTAGAAAACAATGGAAATAAAGAAGAGAGTAATATATTTATAAAACATTCACCTTTATTGGATCCAATAAGATATATGGTAGGAAAATATGAAATTTCAAGTGAGAATTTAAGAATATTACCAAATCTAAAAAATAAAGAAGAGAGTCATAGTAAATTAACAGAATTAAATAATTCATCATATGTGGATGGTTTTTTTAGTTTTTTAAGTAGTATGATGTTACATAATTATAAAATAAAAAATTGTATAGATTATTATGGATCATTTTTAGCAGTTCAAGAGAAGTATAAGATGAATATAACAGATGATTATGATTATTTGCATGATTCTAATTTTTTTTTAGAGAATTTAAATAAGAGTTGGAATATTACTAAATATGATATGTTGAAAGAATTTATGACAAATAATTCAAGATGTAATAGAAACAAATTAAACATATCGAATACTGAAGTGGATGAATCATTACTAGTGGATGAGTTTTTAGAGAAAGAGCCAATAATAAATGAAGAAATAGAAGAATTAGAAGAGATTTATGAAAATAAGAATATAGATTCTTCAAAGGATGATTCAACTACAGAATCCTCAGAGTCAGATTCAAATGAATCTGAATCAGAGGAAGAAAGTGATGAAGAGGAATCAGATAGTGATTCTCTAGAATTACCAAATGATATAAATATTTTTGCATATATTAAGAATTTTCCAGTGCAAATGATTTGTCTAGAGAAATGTGATGGAACAATGGATTCATTATTTGAAGAAAGTGAATTTGATGAAGACAATGCTTGTAGTGCATTATTTCAAGTAATAATGATATTAATAATTTTTCAAAAGGCTTTTAATTTTACACATAATGATCTTCATACAAACAACATTATGTATTCAAATACAGAGTTAGAATATTTATATTATAAATTTAATGATAAGTATTATAAGGTACCAACATATGGAAAAATATTTAAATTAATAGATTTTGGAAGAAGTATATATAAATTTCAAGGTAAAATTTATTGTAGTGATAGTTTTGCACCTGGTGGTGATGCATCTACACAATACAATTGTCAACCATATTATAATGATTCAAAACCAATTATCGAGCCAAATATGAGTTTTGATTTATGTAGATTAGGTTGTTCTATTTATGATTTTATTATTGATGAAGAGGAATACGAAGAAATGGATGAATTACAAAAGACAATTTATAGATGGTGTTTGGATGATGATAACAATAGTATACTTTATAAAAAGAATGGTTCAGAGAGATTTCCAGAATTTAAATTATATAAAATGATTGCTCGAATAGTACATAATCACACTCCTCAGAAACAATTAGAATTTGAGTATTTTAATAAATATGAAGTGAATCAAGAAATACAATCAGAAGAATTAGTAGACATAGACAAAGTACATAGTTATGTATAAATACGCTTATTTATCACTTTCCAATTTTTTCATTAATTCATCTCTATGTTCAGTAACTGATTTCGAAACTTTTTCTAATCTCTCTGTATAGGATTCTAATCTTTTAATATATTCTTCTCTTTGTGTATCGTATTTTTTTAAATTTTCATTTTCTTCTAGGCAGTTGTTAATTTGAATTGTTTGTAATCTATCTTTTTCTTTTTGTTTTTCCATTACACCAACTAAATATTTATAATTATCAATAAATTGTTTATATAATTCTTCATTACCTCCAATTTTCATTCTTTTTTTGTTTGTTTTTCTTTGTTTCTTATTAATAGATTTTCCTCCTCTTGGAACTCCATAGTATTCCCCTATTTTTAATTGTGGTCCATAAGGATCTCTGTTGAAATATTTATTATCAAAATTATCAAATACCTCATGCAACGTGCGTTGATATTCCGCACTAATATCTTCTAATATTTTTTTCCAGTTTTTATTTTTTACATAATCTAATGGTGTTTTTTGTTTATTATTTATAACATCAATTTTAGCACCTTTAGATATAAGATATTTGGCTATATTAAAGCACTCACCAGCAATACTATGTGTGTAATTTGAAATAGTTTGACATAATTTATGAAGAGGTGTGTTTTCAGTATTATTAATAGCATTAACATCCACACCTCTCTCAACTAGAAACTTAACTAGATCCATATTATATGAATTACAAGCAAAATGAAGAGGTGTACTTCCATTATTATTTCTAGAATTCATATCAGCACCATTTTTATATAGAGCTTCGATTACTTCCAACATACCATACTCACAAGCATAATGTAAAGCTGTTTTACCATATACATTTTTTATATTCACATTCACATTTTTATTAATTAGCATTTTTATGACTCTATACATACGATACATACATGCATAATGAAGAGTTGTAAAAGAATTATGTAAAGCATGAACATTGACACCTCTATTTATTAAATCTACTATTACTTCCTCATTTTCTCTATTAATAATTGCATTAAATAATTCTATTGGTTCTGGTGGAATAATACTTACATAACCTGGAATTGTTTTACTAAAAATGGATCCTCCTCCATTCATTCTTTTTTTGTTTGTTTTCCTTTTCTTTTTCAAATATTTTTTGGTTTTACTCATATATATAATTAAATAAATAATTATACTTTTGATTAGTATAATTATTTTGTAGTTTTAAAAGCCAGGTTCATCAGTGAAAATTTGTGATGGAACATCAGCAGGTTCACCTAATTGAAAGATTTCTTGAATTTTATCATCAAATTGAAAAAATAATAACAAAGGGACAAACGAACAACCAAAAACCATAAATGTATCACGTACAATTAATTTCATAGGTTTATTCTGCTTATCAATATATTTCATTTCAACAATTTTAATTATGAAATATAAAATGCTTATTGCAATAGCCAAAATAAATACTTTTTCCATATATTTATTATTTAAATAAATAAATATATTTTTAAACGAATTAAGCTAAAACCTCAAAATCATCCAATAACAATTCGTCATTTCCGTGAGAACTTTTCTCAATGTCTAAAATATCTAAATCATTAATACTTACATTGTCTGTATGAATTTGTATTCTATCTAAATCATCATCTTCTTCTTCTAATTGTCTTTTAATAGCATTTGATGTACTAATTTCCTCTAATCTCTCAATATCTTTTGGAGCTTCAATTTCATCAACTTTACCAGTAGAAGCATCTTGTACACTATCAATATCATTAAATGTTAATCTAGTAACAACAGGTTCATTATCAACATTTGTAATAGTTGGCACAATAGGTTTTTCATCAGATTCAGTAGTCTTTTCTTCTTCTTTGGTTTCTATTTTCTTCTCAATTTCCTCTAAATCTTTATCACCTTCTTTAATATCTTCAATAATAACTTCTTCTTCTTGTTCTTCTGATTCATCTAAATAAGCTCTTATAATTTCTTCTGTTGGTATACTTTCTCGAATAGTTGTTAAAATGCATTCTTGAATCATTTGTTCTAATTCTCTGTTATTTTTTTGTTTTTGTAATGGTGTAATTTTAGCATCAAATAAATAAACATTACTATAACATTTTCTTGCAGTGTGAATATAAACCTTGTGTACAAATGTATCTAAATCAGGAATTGAAATATCAATCTTTTTTTGTCTATTTCCAACACGTACACAAGTTAAGACCTTTAATTGAATAATATGTACACAAGTAATTAAATCTTCTAAATAAGTACATCCACTTCTCTCAATTATTCTTGCAACTTCATCCTTTATAATAGTATTGTTCCATTGAGGAATCCTAGAAAGTAAGTTCTGAAAACTCATTAAATATTTATCTACTTCTTTGTTATCAACACACAACTTATATGCTTCGTTAAATATAGATTTTATACCTTCATTTACTAAAGGTGTAAAAATACTAACCAAACGACTACACCACTCATTACGAGCTTCGTGAAGATTTGACATTACAAAATCATCCATTATATATAATGAGTATCAAAATTTGCCTAAACATTAAACGAATATTTATATAGTTAATAACCAGTTGTTTGTGGTGCATATGCACCTTGAGAGACAAGGAGACCAGTTGATACAGATACAACAATCAATGTAGCAATCCACCCAAATAACGTCTTAAAGAAAATGTTAGGATTTATTCCAGAGCAATTTTTAATATCTTCCAATAATCCAACACCAATAGTTGCTCCAACTTGACAATGTGTGGTTGATAAAGGTATTTCTAAACGACTACCTGTAATAATAGTTAATGCTGAAGCTAATTCAATGGATATACCTCTAGATGGTGTAATTTTACAAAGCTTAATTCCGATTGCTTGAATAATATTATTACCATATATTGCTAATCCTAAAGATATACCTATTCCTCCCATAGCTAAAATCCAATATGCATCACTATCAAGATCATTTTTCTTTTTTAATTCATTATCTTTATATACCATATATATTGCAGCATAAGGGCCAATTGCATTTGCAACATCATTAGCACCATGACTAAAAGAGTCACATATAGCAGTAAAGACTTGTAAAGTTTTGAATATTTCTTCTGTTTTTTCATCAAAAATTTCAGCGTTTTTGTGTATATTTAATACTTTATTATCATTGTTTAAAATAGAATCAAAGTCATTATCTAATTTATAAACATTATCGTGATTTTGATTATCATGATCGTGATTATCATCATTATTTATTAGTTCAATATTACCAATAATAAAATTATCATCATTTTCAATTGTTTTTTCAGATTGTAATTCATTGAATTTATTTTCAATAAAAGGTTGCAAATAATATTTAAACATTGGTATAGTAAGTAATGCAGAGCCAGAACCTAATCCAAATGACCAAGCAGAAGCAATTTCTAAAGGGATTTCATTTAAACCTATACCTTTTGCACCTTTATAAACAATGTAGAATGTATTCAATGTAACAGTACAACCAACAATAAGAGGAAATACATATATACAAAATTTGAAACTATCTTTTAATCTTAACACAAATTTTCTTAAAGATCCAAATAATATACCAGCAAATATAGCAGAAAATAATGGTGAAATAACCCAAGATAAAATAATACCACTTACCCCACCAATATAAGGGAATGTATTTTTTTCTTCGTACCAAATTACACATTTTGGTCCTTTTAATGCAATTGTCATACCGATCATTCCTCCAACACAAGAATGAGTTGTTGATACAGGCATTTCATATTTAGATGCTATGAATAACCAAGCTCCAACAGAGAAACAAACCCACATACAACCATACATAAATACGTGCGGTTCATTTTCAAAACATTCATAATTTGCAATACCTTTTCTAATAGTTTTTGTAACATGTCCTCCCATTAATATAGCACCAGCTGCTTCAAATATAGTAGCTAATACAATAACTTGTTTTAATGTTAATGATTTTGATCCAATAGATGTAGCGAACGAATTTGCAGCATCATTAGCACCTATTCCCATTGCGGCAAAAAATGAAAATATAGAGCCAATTATTAAAATCCATAAATACATTTATGCAAATTATATGCAAATTATATGCAAATTATATAATTATATATACTAAATGTTTTATATGATTATATTAAATATTTATGAACTGCACATCTCACATATATCATCTTCTTCTAATTGATCACCTGAATCATCTTTCTTATCAGGTTCAATCGTAAATTGTTGTGCTTGATACTTTGCTCTTCTTCGTAAATAATATATTCCTGTTTTTAATCCTTTTGTCCAAGAATAATAATGCATAGATGTTAATGTAGCATAATCAGGATCTTCTATCCATAAATTTAAACTTTGACTTTGACATATATATGCACCTCTATCTGCTGACATATCAATCAAATTACGCATTGGTATTTCCCAAACAGTTTTATATTTATCCTTTATTTCTTGTGGAATCATATCTATATGTTGAATACTACCATTGTTGGCAATTATATTATTCTTTATCTTCTCATTCCATAAATCCAATTTTGATAAATCTTCCATCAAATATTTATTTGTCAACATAAATTCACCCGCTAATGTTCTTCTGTTATATATATTACTTGTTATTGGTTCAATACATTCATTTACACCTAATATTTGGGATGTTGATGCTGTTGGCATTGGAGCTAATAATAATGAATTTCTTAATCCATTTGTTTTTATATTTTCTTTTAAAGTTAACCAATCATAACGATTGGATGGCTCTACACCCCACATATCAAATTGTAAAATACCTTCACTTGATGGACTTCCTGGAAATGATTCATAATATCCTTCTTCTTTTGCTAATTCACAAGATTTTACCAATGCACCATGATACATTGTTTCAAATATATTTTTATTTAATTGCTTAGCAACATTACTATAAAATGGCATATTCAATTTCATAAATACATCGGCTAATCCTGATACACCTAATCCAACAGGTCTATGTTTCATATTACTTGTTCTTGTTTTCTCTATTGGATAATAATTTACATCTATTACATTGTTTAAATTATTTATTACTACTTTTGTTACTTCGTGCAATTTTTCAAAATTGAACTTGTCTCCCTCTACAAAACTTGGTAATGCAATACTAGCTAAATTACATACTGCCGTTTCATTTTGATCTGAGTATTGAACTATTTCTGTACATAAATTACTCGATTTAATAGTACCTATATTCTTCTGATTTGACTTCTTATTACAAGCATCCTTAAATAATAAATAAGGTGTACCTGTTTCCATTTGTGCATCCAATATTTGAAACCATAAATCTCTCGTATTAATAGTTCTTCTTCCTTTATTTTCTCTTTCATATTTTAAATATAACTCTTTAAACTCATCTCCATATACATCAGAAAGTCCTGGACACTCATCTGGACACATTAATGTCCATTTCTCATTTGCTTTCATCCTTTCCATAAATAAATCTGGTACCCATAATGCATAAAATAAATCTCGCGCTTTTAATTCTTCGTCTCCATGATTTTTTCTCATTTGTAAAAATAATTCTATGTCTGCATGCCAAGGCTCAATATAAATTGCAAATGAACCATTACGTCTTCCACCACCATTATGTATCAAACCATTATGTGTTAAATAATTATGTCTATCTTTCATTTGTAAATCATATAATGTTCCGTTATATTCCATCTCATTTATTGATTTAATTCTACTATAAATAAAATCATCATAAACAAAAAATTTGTGAAATTCTCCATTTTCTATATCAAATATTGATGAGATATTTTCTGTTTTTGGAATACGTAAACAATAAGATAGTTTCTTATTCTCTATTAAACCATTTGCTGTATTATGGGATTCTCCTATTCTATCTCTTATATACCCACTTGTTGGTACACCCATTCTTAATAATAAATATTTCAATGATTCAACTAACTTTTGTGATGTATTGTCAAACACTAACTCATTTCCTTTACTTCCATCTGTATCTACTAAACCCTTAATTATATTTTTTGCTTTATTTAATGGCAAATGTAACCATTTGTTTGCTATGTATTTTTCTTTATTTTCATCATATACCTCTGCATATCTAAAAGGTATAGCAATGTTTTTATTCCAACGAATTCTTGTTGTATTATCTTGTGTAAATATCTTATACTGAATACACCTATCTGTCAAATATTTTTCACAAAATTCTAATATTTTACTTTTATTATTTGTATGTAAACTTATATAACCTGTTTGATTTTTATTATCTAAACATCCATCACCTAATAATACTCCATAAAAATAACAATCTTCTTCTGAAATTTTTTCTATGTCCTTCTCATATTTTGGTATTTTATATACCAACATATCTTCAGTTGTTAAGTCCTTCACATCCTTCCATTCATTTGTTATTATACTTTTTTCTAATCTATTTTTTATTACTTTGTAATTTAATCCTTTTGCTTGACCACTCAAACATAATACTGGATGCTCTTCTGTTATCTTTAATGAATACAATGAATGCATAGTTTCTATTTCATAGATTTTTCCTTCATATGAATGTTCCAATACATTATCAATTACCTCAGTATATCCTTTATCATTCATAATTTCTGTTTCACCAGATATGACATTCTCTATCTTCTTTGGACCATCAGTAGTATATAAATAAGTTTCTGGTACAATGCATTGATCAACATATTTTGCTGTATTATTAAATACTTTTAACATTGGAACTATACCATTTGATGATCCATTTGTTCCACGAATATGACTACCTGATGCTCGTACATTATGTATATGTAATCCAATACCACCTGCCCATTTTGATATTAATGCGCAGTCTTTCAATGTATTGTAAATACCATCTATACTATCACTCTCCATTGCCTCCAAAAAACAAGATGATAATTGTGGACGACTTGTACCAGCATTAAATAATGTTGGAGTTGCATGTGTAAAATATTTATTAGACATATAAAAATAAGTCTCTTTTACTTTTTCTAGATTTTCACCATGAATACCAATAGCAACTCTTAACCATAAATGTTGAATTCTTTCTACTGGCTTACCATTAATCTTCATTAAATATGCTCTTTCTAATGTTTTAAAACCAAAATAATCAATCAATATATCTCTGTTATAATCACATAAATTATCAAAAAAAAGTTTATTATTCATAACTATATTATAATATTTTTCATCCACTAATGGACAATGTTTATCTTGTTTGTCTTTAAAATTATACAAATCACTAACCACTTTTGAAAAAGAATCACTTGTATTTTTTTGATGACTTGAAATAGCAACAATTCCTGCCAATTTATTATAATCATTTTTTATTGAAGACATAGAAGCACATTGTTCAGCTGTTAATTCATCTATCTTTGAAGATGATATACCATCGAAAATTTGATCAATCACTTTCATAACCAACCCACTATAAGGTATTTTTAAATCGTGTTGTAAACCAATTGTTTTTACACGATTAAGAATTTTATCAAATTGTACTAATTCCTTATTACCATTCCTTTTTACCACGTGGATTTCTTCATCACTGATTGACATATAAGGTTATAATTATAAAACTATAAAAAAAGTTTATATAGTTTTAAAAATAAATATATTAGTTCATTTTAACAACATCGATTTTTTTTTCATTTGGCATATTATAAATAGTATACTTATCATCTTGCAGTTGCATAAATACTTTATCAGATAATTCTGTTTTATTTTGTTTTTTCTTTGTATTTCGATGTTCATATCCTTCTACTTTTTCTTTTTGTATAATATCCCATACTTCTTTGATTTTATTTTTTGCTTCATTAAACCAAAGTCTATTTCTCTTTACAACAACACAAGAGAATTCGTCTAGGTACCAATAATATGTTTTTTTTAATTCATAACCTAATAATAACATTTCATTAATTACATCTGTTTTCCAATTTTTTACATTTTCTCTATTTATTTCAAAGTCAATAGGTAAATATTTATTTTCTTTTTCTTCCCCTTTATTAAAAGTCAATATAATACCTTTGTATTCATAACTATTTTCTATATCTTCCTTATAAAAATTCTCTTCGTCTTCATATTCCTTAAATCTGGTTTCTACAAAATCACAATATTCAAGATTACAACATTCTAATTGTAATTGCATTTGTATCCAATAATCCTCTTTTGGTATACCATTTATATCTCGATTAACTATATTTTTCACTTCCAACATTCTTCCATACAAGTTAGAACTACTATCAACATTAATACCATCAGGAGATGCACCTAAATATGGTATGTCTTTATGAATTATACATCCAAAATCCTCAATTTTTGTATTATATTTTGCCTCATAAATTAATGTTGATAATGGTTCAAATAATTTTCCCCAATATAAACTATTTACAAATCCATATTTTTCACCTTGTGTGAATGGTTTACATTTTTCATATATAAAGCTATTGTATGTTGATTCAGTATTAAATATTTTCCACAAATTACTTGCAGTTAAAATATTATGTCTAAATAAATACCATTCTTCTGTTCTTTGTTTTGGTTGAGGTATTAAACGTAAATATTCTAATTGATTTGTAATTGAATTTTGATCCGAAATATCATTTATTAAATTATATTCTCTTCTAGGATATTCTTGATAAATATCAAAGAAATAAAAAGTAATACACCATATTATATTGTAAATCTCATCTAACTCTTCATTTGTACATAAGGTTTCAAATGATAGATTATCTAATATTATATTTGTTAATTTATCATAAAAATTCTTACTATTATATATTAGTGCGTTGTCTTTCAATTCATTATATAATATTTCAAATACATTGCTTTCTAATTCAATGTATTCATCAGTTGATAGATTCTCAAAAAAACTCATATATATTTTTATATTGATATTTTATTTATAAATATTCGTTATAAATAAAATCAATTTTTTACTGGTATAAAAATCTTAAATACTAGACTCTTCATTTACAGAATAGTTAGTATTGTCATTACTATCCTTAGAATTATTTTTTGAAGTCACACGTTTAGGTGTTAGAGATTTTAAAGTTGATACTCTTTTATCACATTGTCTTAATGTGAAATTTTTTGTTTGATTATTAATAGTTAATGTTGGTATAGATGTTATTTCTCCTTTTTCTTTATCATACAATACTTCTTTGGTTTTTAATAATTTATTCTTTTCCAAACAATCAATAAAAAATGCTTTAAGAGTCTTTATAGTCTTTATTGGTAATGAATTATCTTTACCATATTTTTCTGCAAAACTATGTAATTTTTGAATCTTCATTGTTTTATCCAATTTATTCCAATTATCATTCTTATTTGTTTGTTTTTCATTTTCTAATATTTTGTCAATATCTACATTATCTACAAGCGGATTAGAAGCTTGATTAAAGTAGTTCATAATTATATATATATATTAGATAAGTTCTATATGGATTATAATAATAAACTATTATATTAATGATAAAAAATATTGATATTAATAATCTAGAAAATAGTAAAAAAATTGTTGTTGAAAAAGAGAAATCTCAGAGAAAACTTATTGAAAAAGAAAAATGGGATTTTGATGAGACGTTTTTTCAAGAAGAAAAACAATTAGATTTTATGAAAAATATTCAAATTAATAAAGATCTCTATCCTAATATATATAAAAGAGTTATACAACAAATTCAAAGAAAGATTACTAGTTATAAATCTCAAGATAGAGAGAAGGGATTATTTAATGAAGAAAAATTCATAGATATTCAATATATTTTAGATTTATTAAAAGAATGTGATTATAAATGTTTTTATTGCAATCATATTATTAAAATTCTATACAAATTAGTGAGAGAAGAAAAACAATGGAGTGTTGAGAGAATTGATAATAATTTTGGACATAATAAGGAAAATGTTACTATTGCTTGTTTAGAATGTAATTTAAGAAGAAAAACTATGTATCATGAACGCTTTAAATTTACAAAACAACTTACAATAGTAAAAAAACAAGATAAATGAAAAACAATATAATTACAACATATTAATATTAATAAATGGAAAATCTCGAAATACATAAAAATATATATGACCGATTAAACACTTTCTACAATAATAACAATATTCCAAATATTATTTTTCATGGAGAATCCGGATCAGGCAAAAAAACAATATTATTTAATTTTTTATATAAAATTTATGATAATGAAAAACAAAAACTTAAATCTAATGTTATGATTGTTAATTGTTCTCACGGAAAAGGTATTAAATTTATTAGAGAAGAATTAAAATTTTTTGCTAAAACTAACCTTAAATATAATGACAATATTAAATTTAAAACAATTGTTTTGTTAAATGCAGATAGTTTAACAAATGATGCACAATCAGCTCTAAGAAGATGCATAGAATTATTTAGTAATAATACTCGTTTTTTTATTATTATAGAGAAAAAAGAAAAGTTATTAAATCCAATATTATCTAGATTTTGTAGTATATATGTTAATGATTATGTTAGTGATAGTAAAATTGTTAATTTACATCAATACTTTTTAAACAAAAAAATTAATATTAGAGAGCAACAAAATTATAAGTTAGATTGGTTTGAAAATAATGTTTTTTTAAGTAAGGTTTATATTATGAATCATAAAGATTGTTTAAATATAACAAAAAAAATTTACAATAAAGGTTATTCTTGTTTGGATTTAATTTATTTTTTAAATAATAATGAAAAACTCAATGAAGATGATTTAGCTCTTATTAATTTATGTTTTCATAAAATCAAACTTCAAATAAGAAATGAGGAATTGTTGATTTTTTATATGCTAGATTTTATATTATTTAGAGAAGACAAGAAATTAGACTACATATTGTAAATTCAAATATTTATCATCTATTTCATTATTAAATTTCATTTTAACAAAACATTTTAAACATACCAAACAATCCTTATATGCATCGTGTAAGTCTTTTGGAGTCTTTTTGAATAGATGTTGATGCAATTCAACCAATTTTGGTAATTTGTAATTATTATTTTTATGAGTACTATTTACATTAGGTAATTTACAAACATATTTTCCCATATACATACTACAATGTGTCTCTATATTCCATAATTTATTAAATGTACTATTAAATAATAGCCATATATCACCAGCTGAATCAATTTTTAAATCTTCAAAATGTCTTAATATTTCTAATTCTATCATTTGTTTATCAAAATCTAAATTGTGTGCAACAATATGTTTTACATTCATATAATATTTGTAAAATTCATTTAATGCATCTATTATTGAAACGCCATTGTCACACATTTCTTTGGTTATTTTTGTAATTTTGAATGCTTGTGATGAATAATCTGTATCTTCTGGTTGTTTTATGTATTGGTTATATGAATGAACTATCTTTTTTTCTTTTACATCATATACAACAAAACTCAATTGGGTAATGTATGGATATTCCTTTTTCTGAGAATCATTATTTTTAGGAAACAATCCTGTAGTTTCTGTATCAAACACTAGTACCAAATTATTACTCATATTTTAGATGTTGTATTTTATGTTAATAATTAAAATACAACAATATTTTTTCAATTTTTTTTTGTTTGTAACCCTTTAATTATATATTACTAATATATATGAATGAGTAATAATAATACAAGTAATGATAATAAAGATGTTGAATTAAAGAAGGTTTTAGAATGTTTTAAACAAAGAGGAGTAAATATTCAAAATAAAATTGATGAAAGTAAAGGTGTTGATTTAAATGAAGTAATAAAATGCTTACAAGTACCTATGAATAAACCTTACAAAATTAAAGATATAAAAGATGATGGTCTAAAAAGTTCAAGATTACAAGTGTCAAAATCAATATTTGAATATGCACAAGGAGGAGAAGATAATGATGAAAAAAAATATGGTTTTATAAAATGGTATGAACAAGCAAAAAATAACAAAACAATTAAGAATGTTATTAATTACATACGTTATAAATTAAAAAAATTCATATTAAATTATGAATATTTAATCAAAAATAGAGAGAATTTATTAAAAACAGGAATAAAGTTAAGTAATGATAATCAAAAAGTTGATAACAATATCAATACATCAGATTTAAAATCATATTTTTATAATCATAGAAATGTAGCTAATCTTCTAAACAAGAATGTAACAACAATAAAAAAAGATGATAAAAATATAAAAGAATATAATTTTTTTGATTATTTAAAGAAGATTTATGGAGTATTTGGTAAATTTTATGAAGAAGATTATGGAGATTTTATACAAGATGATGAGATGATGAATGATAAGTTTTTCGATCATAAGTTTTTTATGATTTACAATGTTTGGATATTTATAAACTATTATACAACTCAAAATGCATCTCTATTAAACGAAGTTCAAGATAAGATAACAAGAGCTTTCAGAGATTATTTTTTAAATATTAATGAATCTTTTAATGAAGAGGATCATGAATTTGGACAATTAATTAAACATATATTTTTAGTAACTAATGCACAAAAAGAATATTTAAAAAAACCTCGAAATAATGAAGACAAAACAGATATGAATGAAGAATATAATGAATTAAAAAATAAAGAAAAAAAAATATTAACACGAGAAAATTTTGATAAAGCATTTTTTGAAGTAATTAATAAAAATAAATCTCTAAATTGTTATATTTTTCCGCCAGAATTGTTTTTAAAGTTATGGAATGAAGAAGAATTATATATTTATTTTAAAAGAGATACAGGGAGCATTCAAGGTAGTAATGATATTTACGAATATAATAGCGTTCCTAAACCAGGAAAAGAACTTGATGAAATAGATGACAAATTAGTATATTTGATATTAAAAGATGAAGATGATTTATTAATAAAAGATAAAGATTATCTTAATGTTCAAGAAAAGGACAATTTTTCTGTTATATCTAGATTGTTTAATGAAAATGTTTTTCATAAACAAAGTGGAACAGAACCAATAAATGTATCAGATTTACTTAGAGTATTAGCGATGAAAGATCAAAATACAAAAATAATCGAAACATATTTGAAAGATGGAATAGAAAATGCAAAAAAAATGATTGATGATATTAAAAATTCGGCTAAAGAAGCATTTAAAAACGTAGCATTAAGTAGAAATAAAGTTGCTATTGCTCCTCCTGATCCTCCTGCTGCTGCTGGCGGTGCTAATAATCTAATTCAAGGTATGAATTTTGATTTTGAGTTTGATAAATATACTTTTAAGCAATTATTAAAAGATAAAGGTGAGACGTCTCAAATTAATCAAATAAGAAATGCATTATCTTCAAGAGGAGAAGAAAGCATAAAAAAAAGTATAAAAAAACTTATTGATAATTATAAAAGAAGAAGGTTTGTAATATCTTATAATTATACACAAGAAGGTGAGAAAAACAATAAAAAGTATAAATGTAAGAAAACCGAAAAGAAAGCTAAAAAAAATGAATATGATTCTTGTTATCCTATTGACGGAAAGGAAATTTTTTCTATCACTAAAGAAGTAGAAATAGTAAGTTTAAAATCTCAATTTAAATCTGAAAATAAAGTTGAAAATAAAGATGCAGAACAAAATGCAAAACAAGATGAAAATAAAGTTCAGGTTAATAATACCAATCAAAACGAATTACAGGTTAATCCATCTTCAACATTTAATAATCAAACAGGTAAAGGTGGAATTTTTTATGAACACCAATTTTTACCTAGCATAGAAAAAAAAAATCATTGGAAAAATTTAAATGACGATAAAAAAAATGAAATAATAACAAAATTTGAACAAAATACTCAATCTATGGATGATACAAAAAAACAAGAAATTGCAGAAAAATTTTATGATGAATATATGAAAAAAGCTGGAGGAAGAACATTTAAGAACAATAAAAGAAGATTAAGACGTAGAAAAAAGAATGGAACAAAAAAATTGAACAAAAAAATTTAATATTATTTATAATCATAGTTTATAAATAATGAATAAAGTGAAAATCGTATCATTTGAAGGAAATATTGGTGCAGGTAAAACTACACTATTAAACAAGTTAGAAAAAGAGAATACTGATCCAGATATAGTATTTTTAAGAGAACCAGTGGATGAATGGGAAAAAATTAGTATTATGGGTGAAACAATAATATCAAAATTTTATGCAGATCCAGAAAAGTATTCGTTTGCTTTTCAAATTATGGCTTTTACAACAAGATTAAAATTAGTAAAAGACATAATTAAAAATCAACCAAATGTTAAATTGATTATTTGTGAAAGATCATTAGAAGCTGATAATGAAATATTTGCAAAAATGTTATATCATGATGGTTTGATGGATCGACATATGTATTTGATTTATAAAAACCATTTTAATAATTCAATAGAAAAAGAATATGAATTATCAGGAATGATATACATAAAAACTCCACCAGTTGAATGCTTTAATAGAATAGCAAATAGAAAAAGAGAAGGAGAAGATAAAATAACATTGATCTATTTAGAAAAGTGTCATAAATACCATTTAGATTGGATAAAAAGATTTAAAAAACCTATATTGCATAAATCATCAAATGATAAATTACATTTCGATATTTATAGTTTCTTACAAAGATTATTATTAAGAAATGATTGCGGCTGGACGGAATCTAAGTAAATCAATATTTTCGGTGTTATTAACAGGAAATTCATCATTTCCATATAGTTCATTTAATAACAACCATTCAAATAAACCCCCATAATAAATATACACATCTTTTAAACCCAGATCAATTAATTGATCAAATTTTTTATTTACAGATAAATCACAACAATTTTTACCATAAATAATTACAGGTTTGTCTGGAACTTTGTAATTTGAAATAATTTCATTAATAATTGATTCTTCTTCACTTATAGATAAAGTATTTGAAATTAATAATTCTTGATTCTCACTAGTAAGTGTATTTATTAATACATATTTATCACCACTTTTAATAATATTTTTTATATCTTCAAAACCAATACATTTATAGTCTTTTTTATAACTGAGAAATGGAAACATATTATAATATGAAATAATATGTTTATATAAAAAAATGAAAAAAATATTTGTCCCCATTTTTATTAATTATTTTCAAAATTTTATAGATATTCATAAATAGTCCAAGAAATATCTCTATAAAACAAACGATTAAGAATCAATCCTATTTTCATACCATAATTTTCATCGTATTTTTCTAATGTTTTAATAGTTAAACCCAAATATTTTCTTATATCTTCAGTATATTCATTTTTATTAATAATAGCTTGACATTCTTGTATCAAATGTTTTTTTCTCTCATAGGTTATTTGCCAAAATCTAGAAGATTTATTATTAAAACTAAAAATACATTTTTTTGTTCTATTTAAATATAAATATACAGCACGTATTGATTTACACATATCTAAAAATAATTTATTTTTTTCGTCTGTAGCTGTTTGAATTTTCTTTGTATTCAATCTGGTATTTTTGCCATTTGTGATTCGTATTATATGTTGTTTTTGATCATATAGATCATCACTTAGATTAATATATCTACCAACCAATGACTGAAATTTATAACGAACATCAAGAGGTATATCCATTACGATTCTCGACATTTTAATATTGTTCCAATTTTAATACATTCAAAAAATTAGTTTAAAAATAATTCAATTTTTTGTGTATTTTTAATATAAATATTAAAAAATTGAAAAATAAAAATATAAACTTAATAACAAATATAAATATACAATGGATTTAAAGCAAACTAAGTTAACTAAAAGTGAATGGAACAATACAGAGGTTTCTGTAGGCAAAGAAGATAAATTTATTTTAAAAGTTATAAACAATGGTTATAATGATGTTAATATAAAGACAAATATGAATGAATCATTATTTCAAATATTAAAAATAGAAAAAATAGATGAAAATGAATTATACTTGTATGAGAAGTATTTTGAAAATGTAATAAAGGATATGTTAAAAAAATACAATGTAGAAATAGAGTTAGAGAAAAAGAAAAAATCAATAAAAAAGCCGAAAAAAATGGATATACTGAGAATAGATAATTTGGATTCAAATATACAAATAAAAAGAGGCGAAATATTTGAATATGTTTTATTAGATCAATGCAATGATTTTTTGAAATATTTCAAAATGGGCAATAAAAAATATGTATTACCATTATTTACTTTAATAAGAATTCATAATATGCATATATTACATAAAAACAAATATGTAATGGAGTTCGTAGAAAAAATAATAAAATTTGGAAAATTAAATTCAAATATAAAATTATTTATTGAAAATGCCAAAGAGATTATAGAAAAAAATCCAATGTTAATGAAATATGAAAATGTTAGCTTATTTTCACATCAAAAAGAATTGTTTACCATTTTTAAAAACCCTTCTCCGAAGTTAGTATTATATATTGCTCCTACAGGAACAGGAAAAACTTTATCGCCAATAGGTTTGTCAAATCAATATAAAATAATATTCATTTGTGTATCAAGGCATGTTGGTTTAGCATTAGCTAAATCAGCAATTAGTTCAGAAAAGAAAATAGCATTTGCATTTGGATGTGAAACAACATCAGATATAAGATTGCATTATTTTGCAGCTTCAGAATATACTATTAACAAAAGAACAGGAGGAATATTTAAGGTAGACAATAGTGTAGGTGATAAAGTTGAAATAATGATATGTGATGTTCAGTCATATTTAATAGCTATGAGATATATGTTAGCATTTAATAGTGAAACAGAAATAGTAACTTATTGGGATGAACCAACTATTACTATGGATTACGAAGATCATATATTACACGAAAAAATTCATAATAATTGGAAGGAAAATTTAATATCAAAAATGGTATTGTCTTGTGCAACATTACCACAAGAAGAAGAGATCCAAGAATCAATAAGAGATTTCCAAAACAAATTTGATGATGTAGAAATTCATAGTATAAATAGTTATGATTATAAAAAATCAATATCACTCATTAGTAAAGATTGTAAATGTGTATTACCACACTTATTGTATAAGGAATATGATGATTTATTAAGAAGTGTAATGAATTGTGAAAGTAATAAAACTTTGTTAAGATATTTTGACTTAAAAGAAGTAGTAACCTATATAATGTATGTAAATGAATATAACCTAATACCAGAACGTTATAAAATAGAAAATTATTTTACGGATGTTTCAGAAATTGCTATGGATACTATGAAACAATATTATTTACATTGTTTGAGATATGTGGATAAAACAAAATGGAGTCAAATTTATGGATTTATGATTGAAACTCAAAAGGGGAAATTTGAAAATCCAAGTACATTAAGAAGAGTAACTAGTATAGAATTATCAAAAAATAATGTATTGACAAAAGTGAATAGTGTTGATCAAGTAAATCAAATGAATAGTTTAAATGGAATGCTTTTAACAACAAATGATGCGCATACATTGACAGATGGACCAACAATATTTATGGCAAATGATGTTAATAAAATAGCACAATTTTATGTAAAGATGTCTAATATTCCTCAAAACATATACAATAATATATTAGATGGAATAAATAAAAATAATATATTAAATGAAAAAATTGATAAAATACAAATGAAGTTGGACGATAAAATGGATGATGATGATGATGATGATAAAAAAGATAGAAAACAAAGTAGAAGAGAGGAAAATTCACCTGAAATTAGAAAATTATCACAAGAAATAGAACATTTACGTATGCAAATAATATCTGTTAATTTAGAAAAATCATATGTACCTAATACGAATGAACATCAGCAGAAATGGATAGGTCAATTGAAACCAAATTGTTATATGCCAAAGATTAATGAAAATTATGTTAAAAGGATAATGGAATTAGATGTAAAAACAAATATGAAAGTTTTGTTACTTATGGGTATTGGTACTTTTGATAATAATCTTGATATTAGATATTTGGAAATAATGAAAGAATTAGCTTATGAACAGAAATTGTATATAATAATTGCATCAACAGATTATATTTATGGAACAAATTATTCATTTTGTCACGGATATATAGGAAAAGATTTAACAAATATGACTCAACAAAAAATTATACAAGCAATGGGAAGAATAGGTCGTAATAAAATTCAACAAGAATATACAATAAGATTCAGAGATGATAATTTAATTAAATCAATATTTGAAAAGAGAGAATATAATTTAGAAGCAGTTAATATGAATAGGCTATTTTGTAGTGATTAAACTAATTGACGTATTTTAACATTCAGATTCAATTACTGATTCTATTACGGATTCATCAGCTGTAGTTTCGCTAGTATTATCAGGTATATATCTTGTATTTAAACGAGATGGTGGATAAAAAGCAGGAGGAGGAGGATTTCTTATAATTCCAAAAATTAAAAAACAAAATACTGCAACACAAACCCATATTATAGGTTCGTTAACCATAAGTTATTTTGTATTAAACTTTTTTATTTATATTAATTAAAATATTTAATTAATATATAAAATGAAAGAAAAGTATGGCGGTAAGAGAAAAACATCAAAAAAAAATATAAAAGGAGGAATGGAATCATCAAAAAATCCCGAATACGTAGCTAGTAAACTTAGTAAAGAACTTCTCGAGTCTGAAAATGGGCTTAAAATAGGAGATATTTTTAAAATTAGTGAAGAAAATGAATATTTTAAAGTAATTGATTATTTATATCGTGAAGGAGATAATGTATACTTGAAGGCAGAGAAGATTGGGGAGTATTATTTTCCGATTTATTTGATTTTTTATAATTTGGCAGATGATACATATTCTTATACAAGAAGAGCAAGACCTAATAGTCCTTATGGTTATACTGGTGGTCGATCAAAAAAAAACATAAAACGTAGAAAAACACAAAAAAAAGGTGGAATGGATAGTTTAAAAAAACCGATAGCATTTAGGCCAAGATCACCTGATTCTCTGTTGATCCAATATAAAGAAGCCTCTACAAATAATTATTCACATTTAGAGCCTGAAGAAAGAATGAAACTAGCATTACATTCATTACCACACGATCCTGTTAATCACGCAACATTTAGAAAGGCATATATGAAAGATGCTACTATTGAAGAAGATATTGATAATGAAATAGATGGAAGATCAATGATTGAAGACATTGAAAGACTTGAATTATCAGAAAAAATGAAAAAAGAACGAGAAATATACCAAAAAACTAGAAAAAAAAACAAAAAAAAAAAGAAACGAGTAAATTTTAATTTATAAATAAACAATTAAATCGTGTTTCCATCCTTGATCTATATCTA